TACTGACAGGATGTTATCAGATTATATCTCAGGTCAGAAAGCAAAGCTTAGAGAAGGGTACAATAAAGCTGCCTCAAAGGTGGGTGGTATGGATAGACTAAACAGTATCTTTAACTGGGCTTCAGAAAATCTTTCGCCAGAAGATTTGCAAGCCGTTAATGTTGGTCTTGGTACACCAACATATGAGGTAACTCTTAGAGGATTGGAAGCTATGTACAACTCAGCTACAATCAATAAGAGAGCAGAAGAACCAAAAAAGAATGAGAACTTGACTCAGGTATCAGCAAGCCAACAGGCTGTCGTACCTTATCAAACTCAAAGAGAATTTAAAGCAGAGAGAAACAATCCTAATTTTGAACTTGAACCTAAATTTAGAGAAATGGTTCAGGCAAGAATGCAAATCACGGATTGGAATACTCTGCCAATCTAGAGGGCAAAGCGGAGGCTCTCACCCTAAAGGGTATTCTACTGACGTAAGAAAATCCCCCTTCCTTGTGAAGGCAATGGATAGCTTTAACAAGATAGAATCCGCTACAACATGGGACTCCTTTGGAACAATCCTATTCGTAGAGACTTAATCGTTTTCCGCGTATAGTAATTAAACATTTTCCTTAGGAGGATAGAATCATGGCAGCAGCCAACTTAGCACACGGCGATATGGTATATCGCTCATCGACAACAGCCGGTACTTCCGGCGCAAACCCACCCGGTAAGCTTTGGCTTCCAATTTGGTCGGGTGAAGTAATTAACGCCTATGACGAATACAATGTATTTGAAGGCTTAGTTGAACAGCGTACTATTTCCAGCGGTACTACCGTTGAAATCCCAATCACCGGAACTGTTGACCTAAATCCCGCATGGGACGCAGGTGAAGAGCTTGTCGGTAAGGGCAACAACACCGCAACTACTTTCCAAATCAAGCTCGACAAGAGACCAATGGCCTCGCACTTCGAGATTGACAACGTTGACCTTATGCTTACTCAGTGGGAATTCCGTGCTGAGCTAGCTAGACAGGCAGCAATGCAGTTGGCGAACACTAGGGACAAGCAGATCTTCTCGTACATTACTAGAGCTGCTCTTTCAAACCCGTTCTCGAACGATCCTAGGTCCGACATTTCTATTGCTAAACTTGATACCATGCTTTATGGTAACGATGCCGCTAACGATGACAAGAAACTTAATGTTCTTGGTGATGCAACCGCAAGTCAGGCTGATAGAGCAACTGCTGCTCTTTCGGCTCTTGAGGCTGTTGAAAAGTACATCGTTGACGCACAGGAGTTGAACATTCCTTATGATCAGCTCTACTTCGCAGTAACTCCACAGACCTTCATGGACATCCGTGCTCTTGGTGTTGCTAGAAGCCAAGCTACCGCACAAGACTCACAGCCAATGTTTGGTGGTGTTGCTCAGGCTGGTGGTCTCGGCGGTCCTCTTACTGATGGTTACAGACAGATCCATGATACTCTTGAGTACATGGGTTGTACCATCATCAAGAGTAACCACGTTCTTCAGTCTGACCTCTCAGCAGCTGGTTCCACTGATGGTACCGATCTGGGTGAGTTGAAGTATGGTATGGACTTTGCTACTGGTGAAATGAAGGGTCTTATCTTCATGCCTCAGGCAGTAGCAGCCATTCGTCTTCAGGGCCTTAAGGTCGATACTGTTGATGATGTCCGTCGTAACACTACGTTCACCGTTGCCTCGATGATGGCTGGTACTGGCGTTCTTCGTCCAGAATGTGCCGCCGTTGTTACTGGGCTTCGTCTTGGTAGTGGGTCCGCAGACAGTGTTGTTAACGACCGCAGTGATGTTGCAACCAGCAAGTTCGACATGCCCGCAGAATAATAGTTTTAGCTATTGACAATTAAAACCTTCGCTCCCCTACCGGGGGGCGGAGGGATTTTTTTATAAACAAGGAGAACATTATGACATACGGTAATCAGGGTGTAAGTACAGGGCTGTTTAAGAAAGGCAAACGAGGGAAGATGGGAAGAATGCGTATTGGAAACGTGGTTGGTCTTAGTGGCGGGGGAATACAACAAGTTCTGCTCCACCTGCAAAGATCTCTCCTAAAATCGAAGGGGGTAAGAGATTTACCTCTAAAAGATCAACAGTAAGAAAAAAACAAGAAAGTAATAAATCAGCAAGAAGACAAATTAGTGCTGGTAGTAATAAGATTAGTAAGTATATTGGTTAAACAAGGAGAATTCTAATGGGAAGTATTTCAAGACTAGATGCCGTTAATCACATGTTGTTGATGGCAGGTGAATCTGTTGTTTCTGATTTAGACGATAACGGAGGTCTTGATACTGAAACATCTGAGTTTGTTTTAGATCAGTTTACTAGAGATTTTCAACTGCGCGGCCTTGCAAATAACAGGTATGAAAAGAAATATAAACTAGACTCAGATGGTTTAATTAACCTGCCTAGTACCCCATACCCCACACTATCTGCTGAGCTTGTTTCAATGCATACTAACAATGATGGTCATCGTCAGATTGGAATTGCTAAAGGTACTGGATCATCAGTATATCTTTGGAATGCTACAGATCAAACAGATCAGTGGAAAGCAGGTACTGAGTATTGTGTTCACATCATCCAAGAAATTACTTGGGAAGATCTAGATACACCCGTACAACGGGCTGTTCTTTCTTCTGCTTCTAGACAATACCAAATGGTTACCCAAGGTGACGGAGACGCAGACTTCTATCTAAGCAACCTTGAAATGATCTACACCTCTAAGGGTAAAGGTGCTGACTTAGATGATAAGAGAGCTTCAGTGTTTAACTCAAGCACCTCTAGGCTTCAGCAAGCAATGAGCAGGAATATGTCTTATAATGACCCTACTAGATTTAGATACTGGCGGACAAAATAAATGGCTAAAAGCAGAAAGAAAACTTACTTCCCAGTTAAGATCCCAGTTAATACTTTATCTGGAGGAGTAGGTAAACAAGCTCCAAGTAAAAGAATGCCTACTGAAGCTGAAGAATTAATTAATGTTTTTTGTTCTACTGAAAGATCTGTTGATAAGCGGAATGGGTTTAGAAACATACCAAACTATATTAACTTAGATTTAACTAACATGTACGATAAAGATGTTTGGTGGTATTGGTACGATGCTGGTGAAGATAGAAAATATCTTATTGGGATTAATAAAAACTATGAAGAAGAAGGCGTAGAAACAGATGCAGGCGAAATAGAAGACCAAGAAGAATACGGAAGTACAGCAGACGATTTTCTTTATGTTTATAAAATTACAGAAAACAGTATTGAGAGGCAAATAGTTTCTGATAATATTCCAAACGAGTGCAAGGGTTATTTAACTTTTGGAGAAGAGAGTGGGAAAAAAACATTTAGAGCAGCATCAGTTGGGTCCACTGTACTTGTTTTAAACACAACAGTTAAAGCAGGGTTTACTTCAGACGGCGTTGATGATAAGCTTTTTGGTTTAGATGGAAATAAAACAGAAGAAACTGACATTCAAGGTAGAAAAATAACATACCTTACCTCTGTAGGAGTAGACCCTAAGGGAGAAGCTCAGTATTGGAACAACTACTCTGATTATGTATGGGGACAAACAGTTATCGATCAAAACTATCCTGTGTATACAGGGGGGGTTGGAGCAAATAACGAAACTCCTAACTCAAACCCACCAAACTCAGACGATACACAGACAAATAACGAACCTATTGGTGGTCAGTATTTTATTTATCGAGTAAGGGATTTATTAGCTGATCCAGAATACTTACCCGGCCCTCAAGGTGCTGAACAAGATATCAGTCCGGGCAAGTCTGTGCAAGATAGTATCTCTAATGAAGGAGATACACAAGGGCAAGCTACTGGTGCGTGGGAAAGAGATTTTATTGATAAAGAAGACGATGAAAATAATTTAAACGAAGAATTAAATGCAGCAGATCTTGTTAGAAAATCAAAATATATTCCTGTTGAAGATTATATTTACCCAGACATCACGCAGCTATACTTAGGTCAAGCAGTTACAGCTTGGTCTGATTTAAAATTTCCACCAGATGACACAGACTTAGAAGCATATAATGGTATTCCTCAAGTACAAGAAACTTTAAAAGCTTTATATCCAAACGATGACTCGCTTGAGGGTAAAGGAAATCTAAATGGCTTTGGTAAAATTTATTACTTATCACAAAACTATCTTACATCTACTCCCGGATGGTATAGAGTAATCAGTAATACCTTAACACCTTATTTAAAGAAAGTCAGAACACCAGATGAAATGGGTGTTATTGATCAAAAAAGAATGCCAATGCAAATTTTTCTTGATGAAGAAGAAAATGCTTGGTCTGTGAGAATGGTTGACTGGGAACCACGAACTTCAGGAACAGAAACCAGCAACAAAGGCCCGTCGTTCTTTAGGGATAAAGATGGTTTTGCTAAACAAACTCAAATCAAAGCTATTTCTTTTTACAGAGACCGCCTATTTTTAGCAACAGATGACATTCTTGTTTCGTCTAAACTAGGGCAGTTTGATAATTTCTTTTTAGATGACCCGTCAAACATTACGTTCCGAGATCCAATTGATTTAGCTGTATCCTCTAACGTATATACACCAATTACTTTCTTGCAACCCTTTAAAGACTTTTTGTTCTTAGGAACAGCAGGTGATACTCAGTACGAACTGATGGGATCAGAGAATCAAATCTCTCCACTTACAGCAGAGATTGCGCCAACCTCTTTCTTCCCCATGACCACAGATATTGAACCATTAGTTATGAATAATAACTTGTTTTTCTTTTCAAAAGGTAGGTTGTTTATATATTTTGCTGCATCTGAAGCAAGTACACAGCAAGCATTTGAATTATCAAGACATGCGCCTGAGTATTTACCAGATAATTTCTGGGACTCTACTGTATCTACGGCACATAATACAATCTTTGCACTTTCTGGAACTGAACCATCAAACGAAATTTTTTGTTATAGGAATCAAATTGCAGGAGAACAAGTTGTTCAAAATGCATTTTTTAAATTTGAAACTGGATCT